AGGGGATACCACTGCTAAGAAATTCTGAGACGTTTCAGCTAAAGTTATCAGTGCATTTTGAACGCTCTGATCTGAAATTCCTGGGACTATACCCATTGATATATTTAGTAGATCGTCATCTAAGGCATAAATTCCAGTCTTAGTGGCGGGGGATCCTATAACCCCAGATGTGGTTACGGAACCCACAGACCCATTTGCAAGGCCCACAGTCTTATCAATCAACTTAACGAACAGAGGATTAATTCCTGAAATACCACTTACAGAAATACCTGTGTTAAGATTTTTGATTTGTGTAACATTATCAGCTAATGGAGACGCATATGTTAGCGAAGTTCCGCTACCATAAAGTTCTCCCTTCACATAATCTGATATAGCATTATCGACACCTACGTTGATAACATTCTCTATGAAAGTTGTATCATTTAGCAGGGATATGGTATAAGTTTCCGCAGCGACGCCTTCATTATTTACTGTCAGCAATGACTTTAAACCACCGCCGTTTTCAGTTTCTATGCTTATACCTAAAGCTTGCCCAGTGTTAATATCCGAGCTTAAATTGTATCCATCACCATCATATAATGATCTTACTAGATAGGCTAGTGAGCTAGTTGGAATATCTGATCCAGAAACTGTTATTGATGAGGCAAAAGTCCCAACCGTGATTCCAGATAGAGCGTCAACTTTCACTAAGATTGATACTCCATCTGAAGTTTCGCGTGCAGTGCTAGAATAAGCTTGAACGCTTAACAACGCAGCTTTACCAGCGTAGGCTCCGACAAAATATCCAGATGAATCAGAATTTGAATCAAAAGCAACAAAGGCATGATCCAGTCTTGAAGATCCGTCGCCAACTATTTTTGCAACCGCTGAAGCTTGTGTTAAATTGTTACTAACATTAGTTGTTGATGATAATACGTCAATATCTTTTTCGTCCAGAACAGTGACTCCATTGGAGTCTTTTACTGTAACAGTTAAATATAAATTATTAGTTAGCCCGTAGGGTCCTGGTTTTAGGACTATGGCTGGACAAGCTCCAAACTGAGCATAAGCTGAGGCTTCAGTTGCATCTCCAGGGGTAGCTCTAACGAACCTTATTTGATTTGTGGTTTCAAGGATTTCCAAAGCTCCCTCAAGACCTTGCCCAGGCAAACTCTCTCTTGGATTTCCGAATACTCTAATCAAGTTTTCCTGGCTTGTTATTAAAGTTGCTTCGTTTGTTGGACCTTTTGTTGCGTAACCAACTATACCAACTATGGATGAGTTGATATTTGGAGGGTAGGCTGAATTATCTTTCTCTAGGAAAACGACTGCTGGACTTGTAGGGATGCCTGCCATTTAATTGCCTTTTAATTTCCTATAATAACTAATCTTCTTTTATGAAGATTTTTTACCTGTTGGGTAATTTGGCTCTCAAGAACTCTAATTGATTGCTTAGGGGAGAGCCAAACATTATCAAAATCATTTCCATTCTTCAGAATAATGTTTATACCCTGCAAAGAGTAATTCTTTATTGACTTAGTTACCTCTGTAGAGGGCTTAACTACGCTTGATGGTTGCTTAGGCATAAAATTTCTCTAATAGTATTTATCCTGGCTAAGTATTAATTTAATTTAAAAAATTTAATTATCTTAGTTTAATTCATCTATGGATTCGATAGGTGCGCAATTGACAGAAATATTAGCTTCGACACCTGAAATTAAAGTTATTAACAATGTGCAATCAGAGCAGGAGCACCCAGAACCGTGGCTAGATGCGATTTGACATAGAGTAGATATATTAAAAGATTCACCATTTATTAAATACAATGGCAATACACACTCCGAGCAGTTACACTCAATCGCGTGAGTGACTGCTGCCGTGGATGCACTCTCTTGAACATTTGTCCCCTCTAAAGATATTTGATAGTTTATAGTTTCTATCTTGCCTGTGGAGGTGTATAAAAACTTTGGGTTTTCTATAAAAGTTTCAACTTTTATGGTTATGGATTTCTTTAAAATTCTGTCCTGTTGATCGTCAGCCTCCGACTGCTGGATGTCGGACTCGCTCTCCAGGAATGCTTTGGTAATGTTGCTTTGCCGAGTTTTAATTTCTAAATCTGGATTAAATAAAATTAAAATATATTCTCTTATTTGATCTAGATCTTCCTTATATTTTGCCCAAATGTTTATTGTATACTTTATGTCTATCGGACGCGGGGCCATTGACAGAGTTCTTATTGCTCTGTTTTTTCTTTTGTGCCAATATTTTTCGTGAATTAATATTGGAGTGTATCGTCCTCGGTCATCATTTTTTGAAGCATTGTTCTCAGACACTGTGATAATTGGCAGAGTTATATTATTACCTATAAATGTTTTAGCCACCGCCCTCTCTTGATTGGCATGAAAACATTTAACTTTTATTGTGCTATTATTTTTATCAACATAATAAGTATTGCCAAATATATTAATTAAGTTTCTTAGCGTATCTTTAAATACTTTTTGAACATACATTCCAATAGAGGAATTTGTTTTTTCTAAGATTTCTTTTAAAACTTTGCTATTGACTAAACTACTCATAAGGCTCCTTAGGATCTATTCTGGTTATTATCTCGTCGGAAGTAGGAGTAATTTGATTATGAACATCTTGAGAATCCCTAAGAAGTTTAGCACTACACATTAAATGATATACCCCATAAACTTCAAAACTATCTTCCTGAACTTCATACACTTCATATTTTAAATTTTGAAATTCTGGCTTAATTATGTCCCCAGGGATTAGAGGTCTTTCTAATTTTTTTTCTATGTAAGATTTATTAAATGTAAATTGCTGATCGTTCGTAAGCTCTATACCAAATTGAGTTAAATTTTCTTCTATCGCTCTGGGCTCATAGTGACCAAATGCCCTGATAGGTTCTACTGAGTGAGTTTTGTTTCTCTCTTCTCCATACACATCGTCAATCTCAGCATTTTGATAATACTTAAATATTAACAATGGAGAGCCAGCTAATTTCATCTGCTCTTGATCTATAACATTAAATAAATTTTGATCGGATATTTTATTAAATAACCTTATTGGGCTATCGTAATCATCCGTATTTGGTAAGTTAATGTTAGATTTAAATTTTGAAAATTTACTCATATTATCCAACTATAAACATAGGACGCTCTTCGATTTCAGAAATCAACTCCTCAATTAAATCTTTCTTTTCTTGCGAGCTTTCTTGAGTTAGTATTCCTCCGTCTAATTGTGCTCCTCCACCTGGACCAGGGAGTGTCCTATACTTGCCTCTTACGCGCCCCAGGATGCCCTTAGCACACGCCAAAGCGTATCGTTGGATCCAACTGCGGTAGGCATGATTTATTGTGTTAGAGTCCAAAGCTCGATACTCTACGATCACTGGTGTAGGGGTTTCAGTTGGTGCTGGGTAAAGTTGAATGTATCTACCATTTACAACTGACCATGCCCCCTCGTTAGACAGCACTCTTCTCATTATCTCTAAGTATTGTTGCGTTAGGAAGAAGTCCCCGATTCCTCCGCCTTGGAAAAATCTGTTTGTGTTAAAAAACGCCAAAGTTAAATCAAAAGCTAATGAACCTGGAGTGTAATTTAAGCCTAAAATATCTTTTTTATATCCAACATAGCTTAAATTATTCATCATAAACTGGGGAAGCTCATATATGTTTACACCGCTTGACGCATCAAACACTGCAAATTGATTAGCCCATTGAGGGGCATGATAATCTAATTTTGATATGGCTTCGTCTATACAAGTTTTAATTTGAAATGGAGTTAATTCTACGGACACTATCGGATGCCCTAATTGAGCTAATATGTAATCATTTACTGTTTGCTCAAATAAATTAAATTGCACCCCGTCAACTTCTAAATTAGCATTTAATTTAGACGCATCAATATCCCCAGGGTGAGTATAGTCTGTGGTCCTAGAACCACCGTATTTTCCATAAGATGAGCCGTAGCCTGATATAAGAGGAATTACCATTCTATAAGATATTTAGGTCTGCATTAAAATAAAAAAGCGGGCTTTTTAGGGCCCGCTTTTAATTACTAGCAGTATTGCTAGGATCAGCCTGCATTTACAGTGAGGACATTCGTTCCAGCGTTGCTGAAGACGTATGGCTTCATGTAATCCGTGCTAGCTCCGACTAGGCGGATGACACGGTAGAATCTGCTAGCGGGCTGGATTGCAGCCTTAGCATAACGTGTCATGATACCCTTTCTTGGCTGGAAGCTGCCTGGATCGGTTACCATTGGTAGTGGCATAAGTGGGATGTATGGGCAGTATACGTATCCTGCATCCATTGGGCTTCCCCCGTTGTATCCAAGAATGATTTCGTCTTCTGGGAAGAGAGGATCAACAATCAGATCATACTTACCAGCGAACTTGCCCTTATACTCGATCTTGCTGCCCATGTTGGTTGGCCCATCCTTTTCAGGAAGCCCACCTTCAAGCTTGGCGGCTGATTCAAGTAATGAGGCGATTAGTGGCGAAGTGATCATAACTGTTCCTGGACCACGTTGAGTTGACTTGTAAATATCCTGGCTAGCAAAGTTAATCAATGCTAGAAGGTTTGAATACATGTGTCCAACGTGTTGTGGCGAGAAAGATGTTCCGATGAACGCCTTAAGGTCTGCAACAAATACGTTATTAGCTCTAACTGTTTGAGCAGTGTATCCGTTTACCTTGGCTGGATCGTTGCTCCATTCGAATGATCCAGCAGTGTATGCACTCTGGCCTCCCCCGTTAGCGGGCCATTGACCGTATTGACCTTGGAAGTTATTTGAGTTAGCAAGAGGATCTAATGATTTAGCCTGCCATCCGCCAATGCTCTTATCAGTTCCACCCAAGCCGTAAGCTAACATACGAATGTCTTCGATAAGTTCACGGTCGATTTCAAGAGAAAGCTCCTTGCTCAAAAGCTCGGTCAACTCTCTTTCTAGATCAAGATTGTGGTAAGCCTTGAGATCCTGTGAAGCTTCAATCGTCCAAAGGGCTCTCATCTTACGAGTGAGAGCAACAACTGGCTGCTGTTCAATGTGGAATTGAACTTCTGGAATTCCTGTCCCGTCAAGTCTTTCACCAGCTGAGACAACCCATCCAAGAGTTGAGCTTGCATTTGGGAATGAAGCGATCTTTCCGCCATAGGTTGTTGAGGGTGAACCCTTGTTAGGGGCCAATACGTTTGAAAGATCAAATCCACCAGTAACTTGGTTATATCCAAGACCATTACCTGCTTCAGTGGAGTTACTACCTTCGTTCCACTTATCAGTTCCGGTGACTAAAACACCATTTCTTTCTGCCGTATTACCGATTACAGAGGTTTGGTTCGTTCCGTCAGCATTGTATGTCAAATTGAACTTTGAGTATACAGTCTGCTGGCTTCCGCCTGTCCATCTGCTGTTTCCAAGATAGAAAATTTGTGAAACAGGGGAATCCATTGGCTGAGTAGCACCAATGTAGTTAAATACAAGGTTTGGATACACTCTACGAACGAGAGGGAATGCAAACTTTTGGAACGTGCCGATGTTACCAACCGTTGTTCCACCATTGCTAACGACTTCTTCGTTAACTCTCTGTGTCTCAGCTAAGACAGCCTTAGCCTGATTTTCTAACAATTGTGCGGTGACTCTTGCGGTATAATCACTCTTAATACCGTCAAGGGCTTTTGACCACTTCTGAACTAGATCAGGTGATCCACCAATCTTTGATATATCCATTTCTTTTCTCCTAAAAAATTACTTAATTAATCTGAGGACATCCTCAGTCAAAAATTGATTACCACCGTCATGGCGAGCTACTTCCTTTCGCTCTTCTAATTTTTTCCCTTGACGTTGGAAAGTTTCCTTAGAAACTACTTCGGCAGTATCCGAGAGACGCATTGCGCGAGCAGCCCGTGATTCAGCCAAATTTTGCTTTTGCTCAGTAAGGCTCTCTGACAGACGATCATTCTTGTCTGAGACAACCTTCAAGAGCTTCTTGAGCTTGACGTTCTCCTTCAATGACTTATCAAGTTCGCCCGCTAGAACTTCTAACTTGTTCTCAACTATCTCTTGCTCTGAGGCTAGTAAGTTTACAGCTGTCACTTCATCATCTGAAGTAAGCTCAGTTACAAAAATAGATCTTACTGACTCAAACAGTTGAGCGTTACGGAACGTATCATTCTCAAGCTCTAATTCCTTAATCGCTTGCTCCTTAAGAGAATCAATTTGTCCTCTAAGGAAAGCTTTGACCTTAACAGTTAACGCTTCGGTCTTAGCGTTAACTTCCTCTTCAATCTTCTGGTGGACTAACGCAGCAATGCTTTCAATCATGCTCTCCGTTAATCCCTCTGGCAGAAGTTTGGCAATTTGCTCTAGTGGATTCTTTTTCATACTAATCTTATTTATCCTCTATGTGAATAATTTTCACTTTTTATTTTGTTTTAGCTTGGATCCTCGTCACCTGGATCTCTTACAGGTGGCTTGCCCTTAGGGCTGCCATCCCGTTTGCTTTGTTGGGAACCTAGCATCTTTAATGCTTTGTTTTGTTTTCTGCTTCCAACTGGGCTAGAAGTAACTCTCTTCATTGCACCCTTGAGAGCCTTTGGACTTCTTTCCTTTGCCTCATTGAGTTTCTCATCAATCTTCTTCTCAAGAAGCTTAATAAAATATCTCTCGCCAACAACTGTCTTGATTGTTGATTCGATTATTTGCTTTTCCTTCTTGTGCTCTCTTGATTCGCTGAGGCTTGGATATGCTCCACGGGTGCTTGGATCAGCTACGATATCAAACGTAACCAATCTGAAATCTTCGTTTACAGTCTTTGTGCCGTTTCTTCCTTCAGATAGCGTTCCCATGCCACGGCTTGAGATGCCAATCTTGACACCACCACGAATTAAACCCTCGACTACTTTGCCAGCAGGAGTTGGGAGGATTTCGGCCTCTCCAATTACTTCCTTGCCCTCAAGTCTAAGACCTGTTATAAGATGGGATGCATTTGACAGCTTTACCATGTCATAGGTTGGGTGGTCTAATTCCCCGACCAATCTACGCTCTTTGATAGCTTCATTTAGAGATTTTACTTGGCCCTCTAATACACGCTGTGGGTATATTCTCTGGTTATTGTTAGCTTCGTCGGCACGTTGGAATATACCACGAATCTTCAATGGGCCTGTCTTGCCCTCGTTAAGGACAGTTAGATTTTGAATAATAAATACGTCTTGAAGATTCATCATGATTTTTTACCACCAAAGTATTTCTCTTTGCCTTTCTTGCTCCCACCAGCGTGCCTAACCATTGTTCTGACTGCATACTTTTTTACATCAGAAAAACTAGATGGAATTGTCTCTGGGCTAAATCCTTTTGCTGATCTGCCACTAACTATTTGTTCTCTATCTTTTCCCCATTTTTGCTTAGTGATAACATACAATCTGTCGGCACCTTTAGTGGAAAATATTTGACCAATATATCCTCGTCTAAGAGCATCGGTTATTGAATTATAAACTCTTACTCTAGACTTCTTGGGGTTAACATGAGACTCTTTTTTAAATTTTTGAATTGATTGTCTGCCTTCTTTTGATCCCTTAGCCTTTTCAGTTCTTGCCTCTGTAACTCTCTTAGAGCCCTTTACAAACTTCTTAGCTAACTTTTCGCCTTTAGAAATTACATTTGTTGGATCGGGGTCCTGCCCCAGGCTTTGTCCCTTATTGTCACCCTTCTTCTTATTTTTAGTTTGAAGTAATATTTGGCCTCTATCTCCCTCAGAGAGAAGAGACTTAGCTTCATTTATTAATTTTAATATATCAGCCATTCTTGTATTTTAATAAAAATTTACTTAAGGCTTTCTTTGCTTTAGGTTTT